GAAATCGGGGAACTGAAAGCGGCAATCGAAATCGCCGGGAAAGTTCTTCAAAACCTTGTCGTCGTTCCGCTGGGCGACGGCAAGTACAAGGTCATTGCCGGGCATCGCCGCCGCCTTGCTTCTATCGAACTTGTGAACGACGGGAAGCCGGAATATGAATTCGTTCCCTGCGTCATCGAACCGACAGAGGAAGCGGCGGACGAACAGGAAATACGCGACGGGCTGGACCTGATTGTTACCAACTCGCAGAGAGAAAAGACCGCGTGGGACAAAATCGAAGAGGTTCGCTATCTGCGGGAGGTTTTGGAAAAAGCGAAGACAAAGCCCCGGTTCGTCGAACTGTTGCGCCGCATCGTCGAAAAGACGTTTGAAGACGGAGAGTTACAGACGGACGGGACCCGCGATTTTATCGCAAAGGTGCTTCATACCAGCACAACGCAGATTGGACGATATGACACCATCATTCGCCATTTGTCCCCGGAATTCACGGAGGAACTGAAAGCGGACCGCATCAACCTTTCGACCGCCTACGAATTGGCGGGCCTGCCTGCGGAGAACCAGAACGCCGCCTTTAAGGAATATCACCTGACCGGGGCAATTTCCATCAAGGCCGCGCGGGAATGGAAACGTCCTGCCCCGCCTGCACCGCCCGCAGAGGACACCGCCACACCTACGCAGGCAGAACGCCCGCAGAAAGAGCGGGAACCCGTAGTCGAGCGGGACAAAGTGCCGGACACGCAGGCCACGCCGCCGTATAGCGCCGCTGTGGAGCGGGACACCGCAGACGGGACGCAGGACACGAAGCCGACCGAAAGCACCCAGCAGAGCGCACCACGCCGCCCACAGGCTACCAGAAGTAGCGAATGCGGGATTTGCCCGTATTGCGGGGCGAAGTTTGACGCGGCAAAAGTTATCGAATACAGCATTCGCGGCGCGGCGGAGGGAAAGCCGCACACCTGCCAACATTGCGGACAGCGGGTGAAAATCTTTTGTTCGGTTTCTTATTTCTGTTCCCCGGCGGAAGAGTGAGGGGCGCAGATGGACGAATACACGACCGATTATCTGGAAGCCGCGGCGGAGGAAGCAGAGCGTTTCCGTGAAGCCGCGATGATACTTGCGGAGCGGGCGGGCGTATCAGCGGAAGAAGCCATATACCGCATTCGAGAAGCGTTGCAGGTCATACGGGACGTAATCACGTCCATTACGGACACACCGACAAACGCAGTTGAAAAACTCATCACGCAAGTTGAAGAAGCCGTAGCACAGGCAGAGCCGAAGCACAGCCGCAGGAAACAGCGGAGGGAGCGGGCCGCGCTGATTGAACGGCGGTACATGGTCCAAATCAGACATTACGAGCGGGCGCACCCTTTCCGCAGGGTATATAAGCCGCCTTGATAGAGCAGGAACAGGAGGAAACGGAGCAATGAAGCAAGAAAGAGTTATTGCTATTCTGGATTTTTACCGGGATATAGATAAAACAGTCACCATGAACGAGCGGGTTATTCGGAACCTTGAAGATCAATACTATTCCACGTTGGGCGCGGTGAATTCCGACGGTATGCCACACGGGAAAGGCGGGGTTTCAAACCCTGTCGAACGCGTCGTGCTGAATATCCCGCAGTCCGTTTCCGACACTATCGCAAATATGCGCCGGGAAAACGAAAGGCTGACCGTGATAAAGGGCGAAATTCTTTCGGAGTTGAACGCCCTGAACTACCGCGAAAAAGCGGTGATTTACGGCTTTTACATAGACGGGCTTCAATGGGAACGTCTTTCGCAACGCGTAAATTACAGCCCGCGGCAATGCCGGAATATCCGAAACATTGCGCTGGATAGATTGGCAAAGCGCTTTGAGCAGAACAAGCAGATTTCCCGCTACGTTTTCCCGGAAAAATAAGATTGCCACCTATTGCCCGTTTTTCCTGCTATAATTGGCATTGTGAAAAGTGAACACAACGATACGGGCGGCGCATTCCTCCACGCCGCCGGAAGCCTGAAAACGGACCATGTTTTGAACATGGCCCGTTTTTTACGCACTTCCGCGGCAACGCCCAGAACGAAAAATGAAAAACAAACGAAAGGGGGCGCGGCGGACGCATGGCAAGAGAGCGAAACCCGGAACGTGACAAAGCCCGGCGGATATGGCTTGATTCTGGCGGAACGCTGACGGCCCGACAGGTTGCGGAGCAAGTCGGCGTAAAGCCTGAACAGGTCCGCAAATTGAAAAGCCTTGATAGCTGGGCGGCGGAACTTGAAGCGCAGAAACCACCGCGGAAGCGCGGCGGACAACCCGGCAATAAGAACGCCGCAGGTGCGGGCGCTCCACACGGGAACCGAAACGCGGAAACCCACGGCGCATATTCAACGGTTCGCCTTGCGGACCTCCCGGACGAACAGCGCGAATACATCGAAAGTATCACGCTTGACACGGGAACGAATATGCTTTCTGAATTGCAACTTCTGATTGCAAAGGAAGCCGACCTGCAAAGCAAGATTGCAAAGATAGAGAACGGCGACCCGGACGCGCTGTATATTGACCGCGTTGTTGAAATGTGTGCGCCAAAGAGTACGGAGCGTTTGGAGCAACAGCAAGAGAAACTGGAAACCCTGCGCCGTAAGCGTGATGACCTGACGTGGGAGATTGACAGCGGCCCGGATGGTAAGCCGCCGTCAAAGGCAAAGCAAAAGCAACTGGACGCATTACAACGCGAAATAGCCGCGCTGGAAGATACCACGGCAGACCGTCAAATGGAGTTGGAGAAATCCAGTTACAAAGTCAATATGCAAACAGTCATCAAGGCAAGCGCGTTTGATCGCGCTATGAAACTGGAAGCCGAACTGAACAAGATACACGGGCGTATCATCAAGCTACTTGATTCTATCAAGGGTTATGAGATGGAAAGCCGCCGCCTGCGCCTTGAAGAGCGCAAATATAATCTTGCGAAGCAAAAACTATCAGGAGCGTTCGACGTTGACCCTGAAACGGGCGAAATCATCGACGAAGTGGACGACCCGTGCGGCGACCCGGAAATTTGAAATAGGTTCTTTCGGCGGAACCTACGGCCTGCGGGTCCGCGACGCCCGGCGTTTTTTTAGCCACGAAATTTTTTTGAACGCTTCCGGGCCGTGCCGATTTTTTCAGTATGGGGGTGTTTTTTCGAGAAATAAGGGCTTGGGAGGGGTGAAAAACCGTGAAACTTTACGACGTGCGGGCGATTGCCCGGTTTCTGGACGTGTCAGAACGGCGTGTCCGGCAGTTGCGCGACGAAAAAGTGATAGCGGAGGTTCGCCCCGGCCTGTATGACCTGATCGACACGAACCACCGCTATATTAACTACCTCCGAAAGCGAAACCCGGAGGGCGACGAAACCATAGATTACAACACGGAGCGGGCGAAGCTGGTTCGGGCGAAGCGCAAAAACGAAGAGTACGAATTGCAGTTGAAAGAAAATCAGCTTCACGCGGCGGAGGACATCGAAGCCGTTATGACTGATATGCTGGTAAACTTCAAATCCCGGCTTATGGCGATTCCCTCGAAGCTGGCCCCGGTCCTTTGTAAAAAGACGGACAAGGCGGAAATTTTCGCCCTGCTGAAAGACCACATCGACGAAGCGTTGATGGAACTTTCGGACTTCAAAGCAACATTCGGGGAAAGGGTGAAAGAAGATGAAAAAAGCGACGGTTGACCTGTTCACCCGCATTTTCTCCGTTCTGGCCCCGCCCCCCAACATGACCGTTTCACAATGGGCGGATAAATACCGCCGCTTGTCCTCCGAATCATCGGCAGAGCCGGGGCGATGGCGAACGTCAAAGGCTCCGTATCAACGCGAAATCATGGACGCAGTTTGCGACATGAGGGTTCAGAAAGTCGTTATCATGTCCGCGGCACAGATCGGTAAAACGGACGCGCTTATATTGAATCCTATCGGCTACTATATGCACTACGACCCGTCACCGATTATGGTTATGCAACCAACTATTCAGATGGCGGAAACATTCAGCAAGGACCGTCTTTCACCTATGTTGCGCGATACCCCGGTTCTGCGCGACAAGGTGAACGACAAAAGCCGGAACAGCGGCAACACCATTTTGCAAAAAATCTTTCCGGGCGGTCATGTAACGATGGTAGGCGCAAATTCGCCGTCGTCCCTTGCGTCACGCCCTATCCGCATTCTGCTTGCGGACGAAATCGACCGATACCCGGCGACGGCGGGCAACGAGGGCGACCCTCTGTTACTTGCCGGAAAGCGTCTTGCGACGTTTTGGAATAAAAAAGAAGTCTGCGTTTCGACCCCTACCAACAAGGAAACGTCCCGCATCGCTGTTGAATTTGAACACAGCACGCAAGAAGAATGGAACGTACCTTGTCCGGCCTGCGGAGCATTCACGCCCCTACTGTGGGCGAACATCGTATTTGACCGGGACAAGCTGGACGAAATCGGCTGTACCTGCCCGGCCTGCGGCGTGGTTTCCAGCGAAACGGAGTGGAAAGAACAGTACATCAACGGAAAATTCGTTGCGGCCCACCCGGAACGAAAGGTCCGGGGCTTCCACCTAAACGCCCTTGCTTCCCTGTTCGTGGATTGGCGGGAAATCGTTGAAAAGTTCCTGACTGCGAACGAAGAGAAGAAAAAAGGCAACATCGAACTTCTGAAAGTCTGGACAAATACCGAAATGGGCGAAACGTGGGAAGAGGACGGAGAACAGATCGAAACGGACGACCTCTACAAGCGCCGCGAAAAGTATAATTGCGAAGTGCCGGAAGAAGTTCTTGTGCTGACGGCGGGCGTTGACGTTCAGGACGACCGTTTTGAAGCGGAAGTCGTCGGCTGGGGCGTGGACAAGGAAAGTTGGGGCATCAAGTATCAAGTCATTTACGGCGATTTGAAGCTAAAGCCCGTATGGGACGAACTGGACCGCTTTCTTTCACAGACGTTCACAACGGCAGACGGAAGACACCTGAAAATCATTTGCGCCTGCGTCGATTCCGGCGGACACTTCACGACGCAGGTTTACCGCTTCTGCAAGGAGCGGACAGCCCGCCGCGTGTTTGCAATCAAGGGCAAGGGCGGCGCGGAAGTCCCGTACTTCAACCGACCGTCAACGGCAAACAACATCAAAACCCCGCTTTTTACCGTGGGCGTTGATACAGGCAAGGCGCTTTTATATCAGCGTTTGGCGGTGCAGGAAGAGGGGCCGAATTACTGCCACTTCCCGCGGGAGAAAGACCGGGGATATACGCAGGAATACTTCAAGGGCCTAACCGCCGAAAAAATGGTTATCAGCTACAAGCGGGGCAAAGCACAATACGTCTGGACCCTGAAAGACGGCGGCTACAAGCGAAACGAGCCGTTGGACATTCGGAACTATGCGACCGTCGCGCTGGAAATCGCAAACCCGATTTTGAAGCCGCCGGAGCATGACACCACCGCACCCGCCCCGCGGCGGCGCGGCAGGCGTTCACGGACGAACGGAGGAATTCTATAAATGGCTACATCACAGAAAGCGCGGCTTGAAATCGCGCGAAAACACCTTGAAGCGTGGCTTGCCGCCGAATTGGAGGTAACAACGCATCAAAGCTATACCATCGGTTCGCGGAGCCTGACGAAAGCCGACCTTTCCGAAATCGGCGAACGCATCAAGTATTGGACGAATGAGGTTTCCCGGCTGGAAAACATCGAAGCCCGCGGCGGAAGAAACCGCGTGTTCCGGGTAGTGCCGCGGGACCTGTGAGAAAGGACGGTGAAGCGGTTTGAACGCATTAGACCGGGTGATTGCCGCCGTGTCCCCGCAAACGGCGGTAAAACGCGCCGCCGCCCGCCGGAAGCTGGATATTCTGGATAGCGGGTATGGAAACTACGGCGCATCACACACGAAGAAATCGCTTGCGGGCTGGCTGTATGGCGGCGGGTCCGCAAAGGAAGATATTCAGGACAATTTATCGACCCTGCGGCAACGTTGCCGCGACCTCTACATGGGCGTTCCGTTGGCGACGGGTGCGCTGAAAACCTGCCGAACAAACGTCATCGGGTCCGGCCTGCGGCTGAAAAGTCAAATCGACTATGAAGCGTTGGAAATGGACGAAGAAGCCGCCCGCGACCTTGAACGCAAAATCGAGCGGGAATTTTCACTGTGGGCCGATTCGACCGCCTGCGACCTTGAACGGCTTGACAACTTCTACGAACTGCAACAACTCGCGTTTCTGAACTGGCTTATGAGCGGTGACGTTATCGCAACATTGCCCGTGACAAAGCGGGCAAATATGCCTTACGACCTGCGAATTTGTCTGATCGAAGCGGACAGGTTGAGCAATCCGAACGGGATTGTTGACCCGCATATCATCGGCGGCGTTGAAACCAACGACGCGGGCGAAGTCGTGGCCTACCATATCAGCAAGCACCACCCTCTTTCGTATGACATGACGGAAACCGGGTGGACGCGCGTTGAAGCGTGGGGCGCAAAGACCGGGCGGCGAAATGTGCTTCACATTATGAACCGGGAGCGCATCGGACAGCGCCGCGGCGTGCCGTTTCTTGCCCCGGTCATTGAAGCGCTGAAACAGCTTGGGCGATATACAGACGCGGAACTTGTCGCCGCCGTGGTTTCTGGTATGTTCACGGTGTTTATCGAAAAAGAATCCGCGTCCAGCGACGGCGGGTTCGGTGAAATCATTCCAGAGGACGCACAAGTAGACGCAGGCGACGACAGCACGATTGAACTTGCCCCCGGCGCAATCGTGGATTTGAACGAGGGCGAAAAAGCACACGACATGAACCCCGGCAGACCGAACACGGCTTTTGACGGGTTCGTTGTGGCTATCTGCCGTCAGATCGGCGCGGCCCTTGAAATCCCCTATGAACTGTTGGTAAAGAACTTCAACGCGTCTTACAGCGCGTCCCGCGGGGCGCTTCTGGAAGCATGGAAAATGTTCCGTATGTATCGGACGTGGCTTGCAAATGATTTTTGCCAACCAGTCTATGAAGAATGGTTCGCCGAAGCCGTGGCAAAGGGCCGCATTCCCGCGCCCGGCTTTTTCTCTGACCCGCTGATACGCAAGGCGTACACGGGCGCAGAGTGGAACGGCCCGGCGCAGGGCCTTTTGAACCCGGTACAGGAAGTCACCGCGGCGGAAAAGCGCGTGCAGAACGGTTTTTCCACACGCGACCGCGAAGCTATGGAAATGAACGGTTCAGACTTCTACCGAAACGCCGCACAGTTGAAACGCGAAGAAAAAATGTTAAGGGAGGTAAAAGAAAATGGAGAAAACGGCAACGCCGCAGGCAAAACCGAAGAATAAACACTTTTGGAACTTCCAACCAGCAAGCGGGGACAATCCCCCGGAACTCATTCTTTACGGCGACATCGCTTCCGAAACATGGTGGGGCGATGAAGTGACCCCGCGGCAGTTCACGGAGGAACTGGACGCGCTGGGCGCTGTGCCTGAAATCGTGGTACGCATCAACAGCGGCGGCGGTGACGTGTTCGCCGCAAATGCCATTTACACCCGCCTGAAAGACAACGCGGCGAAAATCACCGTGAAAATTGACGGATGGGCCGCGTCTGCGGCGACGATTATTGCAATGGCGGGCGACAGCATCGAAATTCCCGGAAACGGCGTTTTCATGGTGCATGACCCGGCGTTGGGGCTGTTGGGCTACTTCAACGAAACGGAACTTGCGAAAATGACCGATGAACTAAAGGTCATCAAGCAGTCTATCGTGAACGCCTATACCCTGAAAACGGGAAAGGACGCGGCGGACGTTGCCGCAATCATGGCGGCTGAAACGTGGTACGACGGCAAACAGGCCGTTGACGCGGGTTTCTGCGACAAACTTATGTTTGAGGACGCGGAAACGACCGTGGAAAATGCGGCGAAAGTCGTTGTGAACAGCGTTTCCCTCGACCTGACGCGCTTTCCGAATATGCCTGTATCGTTGTTAAACCGCATGACGGCCCGCACGCCCGGCGGTTTTTCAAATAAAACCAACCATAAAAATACCGAAAAGGAGCGAAACACAATGGACGGAATCGAAAAAATCACTACGGTTGACGGCCTGAAAGCGGCTTTCCCCGACCTGACGCGTCAGATCGAGGACGCGGCGACAACCGCGGAGCGCAAGCGCATTCAGGACATTGAAGACGTGGCGCTTGCGGGCTATGAGAGCATCGTAAACGACGCGAAGTTCAACAACCCCATTGCGGCGGGTGACGTGGCAAAAGCTATCGTTGCCGCGCAGAAGAAGCAGGGCGGAACTTACATCAAGAACCGCGACGACGACGCGCAGAAGAGCGGTGCGGGCGACGTTGGAGCGGGCGCACATGAGGGCGCAGGCGATGACGGCGGCGACAATGACGTTGACAAGGCCATTGACAAGCTGTTCCCCGCGACGAAGTAAAGGAGGAAACACAATGTACGAAATCCAGAAAGACCAGAGCGTACCCGTGAAGTTTTTCGCCGGAGAATACCCCGTCGTTACGGCGGTCAAGGCTGTTGCCACCGGAAAGAGCGTCAAGCAGTACGAACCCGTCAAGCTGACGGACAACGGCATTGAACCCGTTGTAAAAGTCGCCGCAAGCGAAGCCGTGAGCGGCACAAGCACCCCGGCGAAGTCCGAGTATGAGAACACCACGGCGGGCATTTACGGCATCGCCGCGACCGCCGCACAAGCCGCGGAAGAAGTCGTCGTCTACCTGACGGGCGAATTTTTCGCGGACGCTATCACCTTGCCGGAGGGCGTGACCGCCGATACGCTGGCAAAGGCGTTCCGCAATATCGGAATCTTTTTGAAGTAAAGGAGCGAAGAGAAAATGGCTATCGAAACAACTATTTACACCCCGCGCACGCTGGGTAAGCTGATTACCAGAATGCCCCCCGTGCATACCTTTTTCCGCGATACCCTGTTCAAGAACCGCCGCACTTTCCCCACGAAGAGCGTTGACGTTGACTTCAAGAAAGGAAGCCGCGCCCTCGCACCGTTCGTTCACCCGAAAGTCGGCGGCAAGGTGGTTCCGAACAGCGGCTACCAGACGAAGACTTACACCCCCGTTCTGCTGGCCCCTGACAAAATCACCACCGTTGACGACCTGCTGAACCGTTCTGCGGGTGAAAACCCGTACAGCGGCAGAACCCCCGCGGAGCGTGCCGTTGAGAAGCTGGCGGACGACCTGCGCGAACTGAACGAAATGATCGTGCGCCGCGAAGAGTGGATGGCGGCTACCGCCATTTTCACCGGGCAGATTCCCATTATCGGCGAGGGCCTGAACGAAGTCATCGACTTTGACTTCACCAACAAGGAAACCATCGTCAGCGCCGAAAAGAAGTGGAACGCCGATACTTCCGACCCGCTGGGCGATTTGGAGCGCTGGCGCGAAGCCGTCCAGAAAGAGGGCTTTGTGAACTGCAATATCTGCATCATGGCAAAGGACGTTGCGAACGCCTTTGTGAACAATGCAAAGGTCAAGTCCGTTTTGGACGTTCGCGCCTATGATTTGGCAGTTATCAAGCCCCGCGAACTGCCGAACGGCCTTACTTACATCGGAACTATCCATAAGCTGGGCCTTGACATCTACCAGTACAACGAGTGGTATCTGGACAACTGGACCAACCCCAACGCCCCGACGCAGAAGCCGCTTGTTCCTGACGGCACGCTTGCCCTGCTGTCTACCGAAGCGGAGTATTCCATCTACTACGGCGCAATCACCATGATTCCCGAAGAGGGTAAGACGTTTGTTACCGTGGAGGGCGACCGCGTGCCGCAGACGTGGGTTGAGCGCCGCCCGGACCGCCGCTTCCTGCAAGTCAACAGTAAGCCGCTGACCGTTCCCCATGAGGTCAATAGCTGGTACGTTGCAAAGGTCCTGTAATGAACTTCAAAGCGCAGGTTGAACGGGACCTTACAGCGGTATTCCATAACGCCCGCGAACACGCCGACGTTATGGAATTCTGGATTGACGGGGTGCGCTACAAAGGCCCTGTCGTCATTGATGACGGCGGCGCACAGGACAGGAAAAAGCCGTCTACGGACCATGTAGACGGCTTGGTTCTTGTTGACCTTGTTGTATATGTCCCGCTATCCCTGTTGAAGACAATTCCACAAAAGGGCCTGAATATGGAAATCGGCGACCACATTTACCAAATCACAAAGGTTCACCCGGAAGCCGGGGAAATCGTTCTTTATTTGGAGATGCTGACCGAATGATTACTATTACAGCCGAACAGATCGAGCGGGTCAACCTGATTTTATCGGGTGTTCCCGGCGGCATAGAAAAGGCGCTGTCAAGCACTATCCGCCGGGCGAACAACACTGTTCGTTCTGAAACCCTAAAGGGCATCACGACCGTTTATGCAATCACGCGGCAGAACGTCCGGGCGGAAACGACAATCAAGGTCCGCACACAGTCCAGCGACGGCGGAATTGTTGGAACTGTCCTGTTTGCGGGCCACAAGATACCGCTATACCGCTTCAACGTATCGCCGACAATTCCTATCCAACGGGCTACCGTGTCGGCGGCGGTGCTTGCTGGAAACGGGCGCACGCCGTTTCAAGACGCGTTCATTGCGAGAATGCAAAGCGGACATACAGGTATGTTCGAGCGCGACGGTTCAAAGCGCCTGCCTATCAGCGAGTTCATGGGACCGTCTACGGCACAGATGGCGGGAAACAGTATCGTTCTTGCCGACGTGGAGGAAAAGGCACAAGAGGTCATCAACAAGCGCGTTGAACACGAAATCACCCGCATTCTGAACGGGTACGGAGGTTGAACGCATGACACCTTTACAACTGCTTGACGCGCTGGAAGCGTTTGTGAAGCAAGAAACAAAAGACATTCTTTTACCCGTCCGGGTGGACCGCAAGAGCGGAGAGAACAAGGAACGCGCGGCGGAGGTCTACAAAATGCGCCTGCCGAACAAAACCGCGCAAACGGAGCGGGTCCCCTACCTGCTGTTGCAGTACATCAAAAGCACCGACACGCAGGAACAGGGACAGGACCCGGAAAGCGAATGCACCGTGCGTATCGTCGCCGCCACCTATTCGGAGGACGAAAGCGAGGGCGCAATGTGCGTCTTGAACCTGCTGACGCGAATTCGTGTCGCCCTGCTGAAAGATGGCGTTGTCGGCGGGCAGTTCGTCTTGAAATCTCCACTTGAAATGATTGTGTACCCGGACAGCACAGCCCCTTACTATTTGGGCGAAATGATGACGACATGGACCATGCCGATTATCGAAAGTGAGGTTCAACAGATATGGCAGTAGAATTCAAGTCCAGCATGAGCAAAAACGAACTGCTGGAAATTGCCGCGGAACACGGCATCGAAGCCGACGACAGCATGAAGAAAAACGACATTCTAAAACTGCTGGAACAGGCACGCGCCGCAGAGGGCGCACAGGAGCCGCAGGGCGGCGCAGAAACGCCCCCGGAGGGTAACGACCCGGCGGAGGGCGACGAAGCGACACAGGAGCCGCAGGACGGCGCAGAAACGCCCCCGGAGGGTAACGACCCGGCGGAGGGCGACGAAGCGACACAGGAGCCGCAGGACGGCGAGGAAAGCACTACCGGGGACAGCGACACAGAGCCGCCCGCAGAGGACGCGCAGGAAGCCGCCCCGGAGGGCTACGGCCTGTTCGTGTATGCCGGTCCCTCCCTCCCGCACGGACGCTTGAAAGAACACGCTGTATTCAACGGTACGTTCGAGGACGTGAAAGCCTACCTTGCGGACGTGCTGGAAGACTACCCGCAGGCGGAACGTCTGATTGTTCCCGTGGAGCGGCTTTCCGCGTTTGCCGCAAAGGTCAAGACCCCCGGCAATATCGCGCACAAGTATTACAACGACATTGTTTCGACAATGCGAGGAAACAAGGAGGTATAAACGATGGCAAACTATTTTCACGGCGTTTCGACGCGTCAGAACGACACGTCGATTTCTACCCCTGTAACCGCCGATTCTGGTATTGCGTTCGTCGTCGGCGCGGCCCCCGGTCATACCGTGGGCGGCGCACCGAACGACCCTATCATGTGTCAGTCTTACGCGGAAGCCGTCGCCGCTTTGGGGTATAGCGACGATTGGAAGAAGTACCCCATTTGCGAAGCTATCTATTCGCAGTTCAAGCTGTACGGCGTGGCCCCTGTGGTGTTCGTGAACGTGCTTGACCCTGCAAAGCACAAGAAGAGCGTCGCAGAACAGAACTACCCAGTCGCAGACGGAAAAGTTCTGCTTCCCCTCGAAGCCCTGAAAAACACGGTCAAGGTGACAAGCTACACCGCTGGGACCGACTATGAACTTTTCTATGAGGGCGAAAACCTGATTCTTGAAGTTCTGGACGGCGGCAGTATTCCCGCTGAAACGGGAGAACTGACAATCACGTTCGACGCGGTGGACCCCTCCAAAATCAACGAAAACGACATTATCGGCGGTTTCGATACCAGCACGAAGAAGTATTCCGGTCTTGAACTGATCGACAAGGTTTTTCCGAAATATGGCATCGTCCCCGACCTTATCGTTGCCCCCGGCTGGTCCGACAAGTCCAATGTCGCGGCGGTTATGACCGCAAAGGCGGATGCAATCAACACCGTGTTCACGGGTGCAAAAGCCCTGATCGACGCGGACACCAACACCGTTCGCCACTACGCGGACGTTCCCGCATGGAAGAAAGCACAGAACATGAACAGCAAGGCGGAAATTCTCTGCTGGCCTATGTTCGGGCTGGGCGACCGTGCGTTTCATGCGTCCGTCCACGCCGCGGGCCTGATGGGAAAGACCGATTCGGACAACGGCGGTTGCCCGGCGGAAAGCCCGTCGAACAAGTCCTTGCAGATCGACCGCGCTATGCTTGCGGACGGAACGACTGTGCTTCTCGATCTCGCGCAGGCAAACTACCTGAACAGTAACGGTATCGTTACGGCGCTGAACTTCATTGGAAGCTATGTGCTGTGGGGCGACGAAACCGCCTGTTTCCCCGCCGATACGGACGTGAAGAACTACTTCATTTCCGTTTCCCGTATGTTCGGTTGGGTTGCCCGTTCTGTCATTCTTACTTATTGGAGCAAGATCGACAAGAAAATGACGCGCCGCCTTATCGACAGCATCGTTGATTCCGTAAACATTTGGCTGAACGGCCTTGTTTCGGAAGAAAAGCTGTTGGGCGCACGCGTGGAGTTTCTGGACGAAGAGAACAGCACGACCGCGCTTATGGCGGGCAAGGCTGTTTTCCATATCTACATGACCCCCGCAAGCCCCATGAGGGAATGCGAATTCGTCCTTGAATACGACGCGGACTATGTGACTGCGGCGCTGTCGGCGTAAGGAGGTAAAGAACAATGAAAATTGAAAACGGCGTAACCAACTTTGCCGTATATGAGGACGCGACCGAATATTACGGCATGGCAGAAGTCACACTTCCTGAAATCACGCAGATTTCGGAAGAGGTCAAGGGCGCGGGCATCGCAGGTACGTTCGACGGAACGTTTGTCGGACACCTTGAAGCTATGTCCCTGACCCTGAATTTCCGTTCCGTCACTACGGACGCTATCAAGCTGGCAGAGCCGCGCAAGCACCAGCTTGATTTGCGGGCGGCCCAGCAGTCTTGGGATAACAGCACGGGCCGCTATGTCCAGCAGGCCGTGAAGCACGTCCTTGTCGTCAATCCGAAAAAGTTTGCCCCCGGCAAGCTGGCCCCGGCATCTTCCGCGGAAGCGTCCGGCGAATATCCCGTGACCTACTACGCAACGTACATCGACGGTAAAAAGGTTCTGGAAATCGACATTCTGAACTTTATCTACTACGTCAACGGCGTTGATTACCTCGAAGACGTGCGAAAGGCACTTGGCAAGTAAAACCCGGCGGGGCTTCCCGCTGGGTTTTATTATGCCCTTTTCTGCATCTGAAAATATGAATTTCTAAATCGGAGGAATTGACAATGAGTGAGAACATCAAAAACACCGCCGCAGAGAGCGCACAGAACGCCGCAGGCGCGGCGGAAGCTGTCACCCATGATATGACCGCGGA